ACCAGGGTTTCCAGGCGTGCTTTGGCCGTGGACACCACGGTGTTGCGCAATCTGTCAACCAACGCCTGCGTGCCTTCACCTGCCGTGACCCCTATGCGCATCTGGGTTTTAAAAGACACCCGGACCTGCCTGGACTGCCGTGCCCACCAATCAGAATACAGGTCACCTTCAATGTGCGTGTTGTCCACAAGTTCCTGTATTACTTCTTCCGGTGGCAATGCGGAAAAAATCTTGGACCCCACAATGGCATTGCCCTGGGCCTGAACATAATCAACTTCATTTTTTGCCATGCCCACCAGGTCACGCTTCCCCTGGTTGCGGCCTTTTGTGTAATACTTTTTAATGCTGGCCGCTGCGGATTCATCCAGCTTCTTCAACCGGGCCACCTGGTACGTGTTCCTTTTTGCACCAGACGGGTCAATGCGCCGTATCTGGTCCGCCAGGTCCGTGCGCAGGTCACGCAATAGCGCAACAACGTTTTCCCGCTGTCCCGCTTCAAAACGCAATATGTCAACGTCACGCCTGGTGAAAATATCGGCAAAATCGTCAGTGGTGCCCATATGTTTATGTGTTCCCGTCAATCACATCCAGGTCCGGTTCTTCATCCCCCAGGTCCATGTCCGGTGCTTCAACCAGCAATTTTGCCCGTTCTTCATCCACCGTGCGGCCCGGAATAGTCCGTTCCCCTTTTTCCAGGTTGTAATACATGGTTTCGTAGGTATACCCACCCATTTGCCACCCCTGGACCAGTGAAACCATTTCCTGCGTTGACATTTCAGAGTCCAGGAAATCCGTGTTCATGCGGAAGGCAATGTTGGACACGTCTTCCGTGGTATACATCCCACAGAACCGCAAAGACATTTCTATTGCCCTGGATGTCACCATGACCAAATCTTTTAACACGCTGGAATCACCGGATTGACGCAGGCGCACGGCACCTTCCGTTTCTGCGGCCCGTTTCTGTTCTTCCAGAAGACGGGCACCTGCAACAGCCATTTGCGTGCGCAAGTCTTCCAGTTCATCCCGCATGGGTTTGAATCCGGAATCAGACACCTGGGCAAAGGCCAGTTTTGCGTCCGCATTTTCAAACAGGTAAAAACGCGGACTGCCCAAAACAATGTCCATGTCTTTGTCTTCCGCCGGGTTCCCGTTCATGTCAATTTGCGCCTGCTTGGGTGGCACACCTGCGCCATATCCAATAGGAAACCCGCAGAACTTCAACGCGTTTTTGTAGTCCGCATATTGCGTGTAATGGTGGAAGTTCAGGCCCACAACATTGTAGATAGGTGGGTTTATCAAATCAAACCCCAGGCCGTTGGGTGTTGCCGCAACAAACGGTATTGCCGTATAATTGCCCGTGCGTGTCTTTGGAAAATGCGTTTCCACCACGGCCCAATCTGAAGTCTGCTTTCCTTTTTCGTCTTCTTCACGCTGGTATACGTCCACCCGCACAATGGGGTCACCTTCCGGCACCCCATAAACGTCTTCGTCCAGTTCGCTGTCCACCAGGCGCAGCACCCTGTATTGTTCTTTTCTCACAACCCTGAAGCCGTCTGCGTCCATTTGCCTGGTGACTTCACGCAAGACAACCATTGCCGTGACCATGCGTCCGCCAATGCGTGAAATCATCCAGTTCACAATGTCTTCCGCTTTATAGCGCACCAGGAATGCCCGGTTTTCTTCTTCAGACCATTCCGACAGAAGGCCCACAAACCCAACCACCACCATTTCTTCCAGCACGTCCCTGGCCATTTGAACAAGCGGTGTGTATGCCAAATCCGCGTCATCTTCAAAGGATTCCGGCAGCGGACCCAGGTCAAAAGACGGGTCTTTGCGCATAGCGGCACCCACCAGGCCGTCCGTTGTCCTGCCGCTTGCAGGAAACCACACGGCCCCATCCAGGAAAATGTTGTAATCATCTGTCCCCGCTTCCATACCCGGCAATTTCTTCAGGTATTTTTGGCCACCTTCTTTCACGGTGTCTTCCCCGTCATTGGCCGCACGGGCACGTTCCCATTTGCTGGCCATTGCCGCGTATCTGTCATGTTGAGAATCAACGGGCATTTCAAAGTCCCTTCTGTGTTATGGTATGGCCACAAACTGCATGGCCGCACGCACGGACAGGTCCGCAGTCATGGGCTGTATTGCCAAAACAAGCGTGTCCTGCACTCCGTCAATATTGCTTCCAAGTCTGTATTGCTGCCGGACAACCTGTTGCGCTGCGGCCCGTGCCTGTTGTGTGGAAGAAACAAACCCGGCAGCAACAACTGCGCGTTCAGAATGCCGCTTTATGACGTTTGCCGTGGCCCCAATAGCATACTGTATGCACCCGCTGCCATTAGATTGCCAGGTCAGTGCGCCTGCAATGGTTGGTGAAATCATCAATTTCCACTCAAATGCGTCTGCCGTCAACGGCAATGCGGAAATCACTGTTGGGAACACGTTGGAATCCAACCTGCCGTCTTTAAGCCGCACGACCAGGGCCGCATATAACGTGTCTGGAACGCTTGCAACCAAAGTGGTTTTGTCGGATTCAATGACGTGGTTGCAGGTGGCCGCTGCGTCTGTTCCGCCTTCAGAAATGACACTGGTGCAGATGTGCCGCATTGTGGCCGCTGCGCTGGTGGACGCTATTTCATAGCGCAAAGGCACATTGGGTGTTGCCATATACACACCGTTTATATTGTTGGCATGATCTGCCCGGTGTGCCCACCATATTTCACCGTCAACAACAAACCCAAACCACACGGACCCCACACCCAACCATTCATAGTTAAAAACAAATATTTGACTTTTTGTCCGGTCAATGGACACCCTGGAATACCCGGAACCGTTCATTTTGTCAATGTTCCAGTTTCCTTTTGGTGTCCTGGTGTCCACCCCTTCTTTGCGCACAACCGCATACCAATAACCGTTTGATTGCTCGAAAAACACCCCACTGTCTTCATTGAATGCCCCTATGCGTGCCGTCACGCCTGCGTATGTTGCAGACGTGTCCATGACCCCCGTCATGTAAATCAATTGGGACTTCCCAGGCAAATATGCCCAATGGGTCTTTGTCTGCCGGATAATGGTGTCACCTGCGGCCACCGTCATGTCCACGCATGCGTTGGTGCTGTCATGTGTGGATGTGGCGGACCCCCCGGCAGCGTCATAAATCTTTTCCGCCCAATATAACGGTGATTTGTCATACAACTGTTTTGAATCGAAAATATTTGACGGGTTTGAAACGCGTATTCTGTTGAACGCGTCAACGGCACCCGTTTCCGGGCCAATCTTCACAATGCGGACACCGTACCCATAAAGGTATTCCCCTGCACCCGTGAACAATAGCATGCAAGCAATGGCCAGCACCAATGCACCCGTGGCCGCTTCAACCTTAAACCGTTTCATTTTCTGTTCCCCTTCTGTGTGTTGCGTCCCTGTGGTTGTGCGCCCATCATTTGGCAAAATACGGCATGGGACAAACAAAAACCATATAACGGTGTTCAACCCAAAAAATCAAATAGCCTTCCAGAAACCGGGCATAAGTGAACTGGCCTTTGTCGTGTGACAGTTCACCTTCATTTGGCCGGACGCGTCCCTGGTCAAAGCACGCACCCCACCACAGCACCCCCTTTTGTGGAATTATGACATACAATTGCACCCGTCCGTCTGCCAGTTCCGTGGCAGAAAAATACCCACGCACGCGTTCCCACCGGCCCGTGTATGCGTCATAAATAATTGTTGGTTCGTATTCCCCGGTTGGGAACAGGCCCACTGCCAGGACAAACATTAAAAGCGTCCGCTTCATTGCATCCCCCTTTAACCTGCTTTTGCATATGACGGGCGCACGGCCCGTGCCACGGCCTGTTTCTTCACCGGGTATTCATACACCACATAATACCCGGCAGCGTCAGAAATATGCGTCAAATGCGGGTTCTTCTTTTTATCTATTTCACCGGACCCACCAACCAACAGGGTGACCCCTTCAAAGTCCTGGTGAAGATGTGGGCAATGTTTTGGGTCCACGAACATGCGCCTGGTTCCGTCCATTGCCCGGAAGCGTGAATTGACGCTGTTCTTTCGCACCTGTTCCAGCGGGTTCCCTGCCGGAACTTTGAAGTGCAACCTGGACCCAAAGGTGGGAAGCAATGCCTGCCGCACCAAATCCCAATCATTGCCGTCAACCTGGGCCGTGCCGCGTGCCCCACCTGTTGCGTCACCGTAACAAATGATAATGCCCTGGTGCTGGCCCCAATCTTGGACCAACTTGCGGCATACGGCAGGCGTGTTGCTGTTGTTTGGAATCCACACTTCCCCAATCCACCCGGTTCCCACCTGGCCGTTGGGAAGTTTCATTTCCTGGGCAATGCAAGCAACCCCAGGGTCCACGTTGAAATCAAAGCAAAAGGCCAACGGTGCCCTGGGGTTGTAATTGTGGCGCAGGCGTGCGCAGTGCGTTTCTTCTGTGTATACGTAATATGCGCGGCCCTGGAAGTTCACAAATGACGCTTCAAATTCCTGGGCATACGTCAATTCATCCAGGTCACGTTTTGCGGACTCTATTTCCGCTGCATCCAAAACCTGGGCAGAAATCCAATGGAAGTGTGCCCACTCTGATTTGTTGCCGTATTCACGCATTTCCGCTTTTGCCATTTGGGCCAACTGATAATAGTGGTTGCGGCCTTCCGGCACACCGATAAAAGAACACCACCCACCACGGTCTGCCAGGGCAGGCCGGACATGGTTGTCCCACGCCTTTGGCTTCATGTTGCCGTATTCATCCAGCACGCCACCGTCCCACGGTGTCCCTTCAATGCGTTCCGGTTTGTCCATTCCAACCACATGGATTTCCGCACCATTGACCAGGCGGATTTTCAATTCCCCGTCCAGTGGTTTTCCCTTCAGGGCATTTGGTGGAATCATCTTTTTCAAATCATCCCAATAAATGCGTTTTGCCTGGTCACGGGTTGGCGCAGCACAAAAGAACCGTGGCGTGTCATATGGGGTTCCGTATAACGCGGCCAGGACCACTTTGCGCTTCCCTTCTATTTCCGTTTTGCCAGAACGCCTTCCGGCAGGCACAACATTAAAACGTGCCGTGCTGTTCCATAGTGCCTTCTGTTGCGGCACCACTTTGTGAAGGTCCGTCCAGCGTGCTGTCAATGCCATTTCATTTCTTCCCGCTGCACCTGGGACACAATGCGGTCCCGTCCTTTTTTATGGC